GCCGTGTATACCCTATAGCCCGTTCCATTCCAATTAATCCTATAGCTTCAAGCTTGTCTGCATCGCTTACTATATGTCTAACTAGAGCTAAATGATAACCAAGTTCTGTATCGTATTCTATAGGTTTACCTAATAAGATAGCTTTATTTTCTGATGAAAATGATACAAGTTTGACTGCTTTAAGTAATTGAGGAAAATTTTCAATATTAGACATTCCCCAAGAAATCAATAGGTTTGTCATTTTGCCATCAGTATCATATTTATGGTCAGCAACATCATGAAGCCAACCGACAGTAATTGCGTCAAGGATAAGTTTATTAAATTCTGAATAATTTTTGTAATCTTGTTGAATAATGTATTTTGATGTTTCAGCGACAATTTTCATGTGTTCCCAACCGTGTGAAGGGTCTCTGTTATGACATGCATCTTTTACAAAATCAGAAAGCATATTCCATCTTTTATTAATTGTATTATCGTCTATCTTTAGCATGTTTACTTTTAATAATAAAAAATATTATCTTTTTTGTTATCAATTTTTTTTAATAAAATGTCTATAATAATCAATATTAACTGAATGAATAATTATATTATAATTGCTAATAAAATAATATAAATATTATTATATAATGAAATATGTAATAATAGGTGGAGGAATTGCTGGGTTATATACAGCACTTAAACTAGTAGATATTCATAAGATTGACGCTAAAGAAATATTAGTTCTTGAAAAAAGTTATCGTTGGGGAAGAAGGGTTCAAACAACTAAAAAAGATGGAATTATATATGAAGCTGGTGCCGGGCGTATTTCAGATGACCATAAATTATTATTAGAACTTATAAAAAAATATAATCTATCAGATAAACTAATATCTCACGCTTCTAAAAGTCAATATAGACATATACTTAATGATAAAATTATGATTCCTACAAATTTACAACAGCATTTTGAAGAGCTTTTTTCAATTATTGAAAAAAATAAGAAGAAACTCTGGGGTAAATCTATTTTTGAAGTTGCTACCGAAATTTTTGGTATAGAAATAGCAACATTATTAAACGGTTCATTTGGTTATGATAATGGATTTAAATTAGTTAATGCGTGTGATAATATAATTATGGCAAAGATGAAAAGTATGAATAATAGTAAATTTTATCAAATGATTGGCGGTTTAGAACAAATCATTCATGCTCTAGTAAAAGATTTAGAAACGAAAGGTGTAAATTTACAATTAAATACAAAATGTATTGGATGGAATTCAATTTATAACGACCAGTTTAATGTAGCAATGACTGATTTTAATGGGTCAGAAAGTATCGTAATTTGTGAAAAAATAATTTTAGCATTAGATAAATGGAGTTTATTACAATTTAAAGAATTAGAGCCTATTTATAATTTAATTAATAGTGTTATAATTACACCTTATACACGTATATATGCCAGATTTCCAATAGATCCTAATACGGGATTTGCGTGGTTTCATGGTATTCCCAAAACTACGACCAATTTACCATTGCGTATGTTTATTCCATTAGATGAAAAAAATGGTATGACTATGATAAGTTATAGTGATGGATACCATGCTAGTCAATGGCAAACTGATTTTATTAATGGTGAATTAGATAAGAATGTAATGGATAACATACGTAAATTATTTCCAGAAAAAAATATTCCTGATCCATTATGGATAGATAAAATACATTGGGCTACCGGTGTTCATGGATGGAAATCATTAATTGACATTGATTTAGTTTATGAACAAATACAAAATCCTTTACATAATATTTATATATGTGGAGAGGTATTTTCAAAATGGCACGGTTGGATCGAAGGTGCACTTGAAACTGCCGGAGAAGTTGCTGAAAAGGTTATAGGAACAAATTATATAGATCCTACTAAAATGTTTTCAATGGATGATATTTCTAAAAGTAATAATTTAACAATAATTAATAATCGTGTTTATGATCTATATAAAATGGATTGGATAAATAAACATCCAGGTGGATCAATTATAAAAAAAGCAATAGGTGTTGATTCTACACATATGTTTAAATATATAATCCATCCAGAATATGTTATGAATATTTTAGAAGATTTATATGTGGGAGATTTAATTATAGATTAAAAATTATGTTTTTTTCATCTATATTCATCTATTTTGCTATTTAATACATTTATTTAACTATTTCCTACATCTATTTTATTGTTTTCTAGATCGATTTCACTATTTCCTACATCTATTTTATTGTTTTCTAGATCGATTTCACTATTTCCTACATCTATTTTATTGTTTTCTAGATCGATTTCACTATTTCCTAAATTTATTTTATAGTTTTCTAGATCGATTTCACTATTTCCTTGTGTTATTTCATTATTTACTATATTATTTAATTCTGGTATTATATTGTTTATACTTTTGGTTATATAATTAATAAACATGTTATAATTTGTAAAATGTTTTATGTTCATAATAATATAATGTATTGTTATAGATAGTATTTTTATGTTGTGAAAACCATAAGTAATTATATTATCTGGATTAGCATGATTATAAGCGCGTATAATATAACAATAAATAGATTTCAGTGGTTTATACATCTTACAACTACAATTTACCTTATTACATCGTATATCAAAACAACTAATACTATTATTTTCATTTTCTATTTCTCTATTTTTTCTTAATTTCATAATATAAATATCTTGAAGTTTAGATAATCCATTATCATCAAATGTTAATAATGATGAATATAATGTGTTTTTTAATTTAGAAAAAAATGATCCAAAATTTTCATCTAAATCTTTCATTGTATTTACATTTAATATTAATTTATGCAATAAAGTTGGATTAGCTATTTTTATAAAATAATATACTGAAAAATTACTATTACACATTTTTTCAATATGTCTTTCAATAAAATAAATTAATAATGCTTTAGAATTGATATTTTTTATAATTTGTAAGCATTTATCATTTAGTTGAATATTATCACTATTTATTAATTCTGAATATTTATAAAAATTTATTTTTAATGTGACATTTAATTTTTCATTAACCATTTTTTTTAAATTTATACCTATATTTTTTTGAGATGTAAAACCCAAAGCAAATTCCATTTCTTTACTGTCAATATATGTTGTTTCATAACTAATGTCATATTCAAATAAGTTACCAATTAATCGTGAATGTATTAAATTTTTTAATTCAAAATCATATTCAAAATATTGTTTATCTAAAAATGTGTCATATAATTGTAGTATTTTAGTTTGATATTCATCTACTGGTAAGAACAAATAATTACAAATCCCCTTTTCATATTTTTTAGCCTCTATATTACTTGATCTTTCTTGAGTATCTATGTTAATTTTATTATCATTATTAATATTATGAGTTCCTAGTGTATTCGTAATATTGAATTGTTTTTGATAAAATTTATTATAATTATATTGTATTGTTTGTACTCCAAGAGTTTCTACAATTAATGTGCACATTTTGATTTTATAATTAAGATAAAATTTAGAATATTCTAATAAAGGAATATAGTAGTGTCTAATATTTTGAATAGAATTAATTGTAAATTTTTTATAGATCGTTTTATATTTTTTATTATTATTATGAAAAAAAATATTTTTTTTCTCATGTTCGTAAGTATCATTCATAAGGTATATATTATTTTTAATAAGTAGTCGTCTTTTCATATAGTATGATAATGAATTAGTAATTTTTTCTAATTTTATATCATTTATAATTAATAGATATGTTGGTAAAATGGATGTATCATCGTTTAATATATACATCTCGATATAATATATACTAAGAATAATAATTTTATATTTTGATAATTAATGAATATGTGTTTTAACGATTAGTCATACGGTCTATCGCTCGTAATAATACATCAGCTGGAATATTAAAATCGTTAGGTTTCCATGTTAATTTATGTAAATTAACATCGTCATCTTTTTCTTTTACGGAAATAGTAACACTTGAACTAATAGATTGAAGACAGGGCATAAAGCTATTAAGTTTTTCTATATTGCCACGATAAGTAGTCTCTCCTGACAGATGTTCTCCAACTTCTTCTATACATGCTAAAAAATGGTCTAATTCTATTTGACTGGTTGTATCTAGTTTGGAGTATTGTTCATAAAATCTATCGTATTTACTGGGAATGGATGAAGTCATGATTTTTGTAATTGGTTTTTGATATTTATAATAATGTTGAAATTTCAAATTTTTAGTTCTATAGTGGATGTTTCTAATTTTTTATTTGTTTTTGGTGTTAATAATTCGGCTTGTTCTGTAAAACTAGTTGAAATTGTCACAATATTTTATTGTAATTCCAAAGTATTCTATAGAATATTTAGTTTTATACAACAATACAGTATATAAACGACGCTGTATGGGTTAACTAAATAAAGGGTGATTCCAATCAAAATTATTTTTTTTTATTGATTTTATGTCTGCTTCAGGAAACGCACGTTCAATATCTTCTCTATTATTATATATAGCTAAAACTAAACCAGAACAGTCATATGTATAAAATAGAGTGCTTTCATCCTTACTTGATATCATTTTAGCTGTTACCTTTCTACTTGGTTCTAATTTACGAAACTTCATTGTATCAGACGGAACATCTAACTTAATGATTTGAAAATACATATGATTCATTACTTCATCTTTAAAAGAAGATACCATATTTCCATCAACATCTTTAGAATGTAATATTAAATCCTGAATATTATCGGCCGCCATTATTAATTCATATTTTTCTGGTTTTTTATCTTTATTAACATTAACGTATAATAAGCTTACCGAACCATCTCCTCCGCGTAGATTTAATCGTCGAGACCTTCTATTATTTTGTTGATTTCTAGATCTTTTCTGTTTATTCAAAAGATTTTTCCTACTTTTTAAAGCCATAATATTTTATATATAATAGTAACATTTTAATTTAGTAATTAAATTAAATTGATACATAATATAAACGTGATAACATCTATAATATGGATCAATTGTTTGTTCTACAAGTTATGTTCATTATGTATTCAACGTATTAACTATAATATTAGTAATAACCGTTATAACAAGCACCAACAAATTTTTTATTAAGTTTCATTAAAATAACAATTGTTTAAATTTTGTATTTAGATTTAGAAATGTGTTTGATTAATCTTTAAATTGTGATACACATTGCGGTATATAACTAAATATAAATTGTTATTTTAATGATAGTCTATGCAAAACCGAATTAAAATTATATTAATTGAATGAATTACAGACCTTTTGTTATTTAATGTATTTTAATAGTTATTTTTGTTTTCTGCTTATTTTATTTCCTCTGCTGGTTATTTTATTATTTAATAATTTGCGACCCGTTTTTCGTTTGCTTATATTTTTTTTATGTTTTCGTATACCGCCTTCTTGTTTTAATATAAATTTTTTGAGTACTCTATCAATGATATCGCTTATAAATGTATATTTCATCTGTCCATCTATTGTTGCCATGTCTATACTTACCGATTGTAGCATTACACTTAGTGTGCTACGTAATGAACTAAATAGGTCTTTAGGTACTAGATTTGATAATACAACACTTAATAAATAGTGTAAAAATTTTTGGGGTTTAGTGTCCACTGGTTTTTTATGTTCTGCTACATACTTTTCCCATTCCATTTGTAACTTATCAGGAATTTTAAATTTATCGTATAATTTATCGTATAAAATTCTATGCAATAAAAATTTAATTTCGGGTAAGAATAAATCAATTAATTTGAAATTCAATCTAAAGTTCAACTCCGGTGATTCACGTAAATATTCGTTAATATTATTATACAAATCTATCTCTTCTTCAGGACTATGTGTAAATAAATATTTAAAGTTTTGTAAAGCACATGATCTGTAAAAACTATTATTTGATGTAAATAATAGTACCATTTGATTCCAGAAAAAAGTTTTAAGCCTATCCAACATATCATTAAATGGATTTTGTATGAGTAAAGTTAATAGATTTAGGTCATTATCTCCATATGATTTATTACCCCCTCTATCAAAACAACAACTAGGTACTATGGTAAAAAACTCATCACTTATATGACCATGATGTAATTGAAATGAACTTTGCTCTAATATATGATATGTTCTATGTTCAAAAAGAATAAGTCTGTATTTTTCGGTAAAATGGTCTATTGACGATGGTAAATCATTAAGTAATAATTTACGGACAAAATGTTTATTCATAACAATATAGGGTATTGTACATTTTGCCGGTTCATCTATTTGAATACAATTATCTTTTCTAGTAAAAACACGTACACCACTGCATATACCATAAAAATAATCATCATCTTCATCAAAAACATCTAATATGTTTGATAGAACTAGTGCACATTCATCTTCATTACGTCTAGGTAAACTATGAAGATGATCTGATTGACAAGCTAGATCAATTTCTACTTTAGGAAAATCAGCTATTGTTACTGGATAAAAATGTTCAAAAGGATCAGAATAAGATATTTTTTTTGTATATAATTGATCTGTTGATATTACTGTAACTTGATATAACCGACTATTATCATTTGTTATTATAACCACATCTTTAGCATTAGCTATAAGTCTTTCGTAATATATTTTAAATTGTTCAAACAATTGTATCGATTTATTAATTTTAATTACATCTTGTTTAATATTTTGTAATCTATTATATGTATTAGTAATGTCACTATTTGTATTTGATAAAGATAATGCTAATGTATTTATCATAATCCTATCCTCTTTTTTTTCATTAAATATTTCTTGTATTCGGTTATAATCGCTTTCTGTAAATCGTCCATTTGTTTTACTTTTATAATATTTAATATAATCAGCAGACATTATTATTATGTCTGAAATATCTCTGCCAAACATATCAGATACATTTCGTTTAAACTCACTAAATTTAGAATTAAATTCACTTTGTATATTATTTCGTTTTTCATATAAATTTTTATGATGTTTTTCTAACGCAGAAATTTCTTGTATTATATGTGTTCTTTGAATATTTAATGATTTAATAAAATCGTCATATTCTGAAAAAAAAAAATCAAATTGAGGAGCTAATGGTATAGATGTGTCCATAGTTGTAAATATTTGATAAAATATATGGTTCATGTCGTTTATTTTTTTAATTAGAAAATCTTCCATTTATATTAATTATATTATACTAATATATATTTTTTAGACATATATTGTATTTAATTTTTTATGATTTTATATCATTTTAATATCTATAGGAATTGTTATCGTATTATTTAAAAATATGTCTGACGCTGTAAATATTACATAATACTATAGTATTTTGAAACCAAAAAAAAAATATCACTGATCATAAATGATTAAAATATCATACATAATGTTATGATAAGTTAAAATATATATAATAATTATCTCTTGTTTTTTTTCTAAAAATGATTTATATATAAAGATAAGACATTAATATATAATTAGGAGAGGTATATCCTCGTCCTAATTCGGTAGCTTGGCCGAGTGGTCTAAGGCGGTGGACTTAAGCCCCACTATCTCAGGATGCGCAGGTTCGAACCCTGCAGTTACCAACATTGTAAAGTAGTTTATACTACTATTTTACATCGTTGTATTTTTTAAATCTATTACAAACATAATTGTTTTTATTTACATTTTGTTATTGTTTATTTAACCCCTTACATCGTTTTGACATAGTCTTAAGACCAAC